ATCGTGGGCCGGTTGGGAGATGTCCTGTGAAGGGGTCATTGAGGACGGTGCTTTGTATGCCCGCGCAAAAGGTTTCGCAGAGAGTATTGCGGCAGGCGATGTGGTGGTGAAACATACGGATGACGATGACGACTTGAAAGACGATATACCGTTTTAAAAGCCACACGGCAGGGTGTAAAAAGCCCTGCCGTTTTTATTCGTATGGGGTATATCAATGTCAGTAGATAAATTTATGGCCATATTCGATGGCCTAAAGGAAGCACACGGTTATTTCAAAATAGAAAATACCGGCGCAAACGGTAAAGCCAAGGGTAAGGCAGGCGTTTTGCGCGAACCTCAAACAAAAAAACTTTGGGAAAATCATTTGTCCGGCAAGGGCAGCGGATTGGGTATCATACCAATCAACGAAGACAACATGTGCAAGTGGGGTTGTATCGACGTGGACCAGTATCCACTCGACCACAAGATGCTTGTCGATAAGATAAGGAAGCTCAAGTTACCTTTAGTAGTGTGTCGCTCGAAGTCGGGTGGTGCGCATTGCTTTCTATTCTCAACCGAGTGGGTTGCTGCAAAGGACATGCAGAAATCCCTTCAGCACATGTCCTCGGCTCTCGGTTACGGCGAAAGTGAGATATTTCCCAAACAGATTAAGTTGCACCTCGACCGGGGTGACGTAGGAAACTTTCTCAACCTCCCTTACTACGATCACGAGAACGGCTTACGATACGCAATCCTTGACGATGGCACGTCTGCTGAACTTAATGAGTTTATTGCGTTACACAAGCAGTACGCGCAAACACCGGAAGAGGTCGTCAAGCTGCAAGTGATGGACACAGGTGAGACTGATTTAATGAAGGACGGTCCACCGTGTCTACAAATACTTTGCAAGCAGCGCATCAGTGAAGGGGGCCGAAACAACGGTCTATTTAACATAGGCGTGTACCTGCGCAAGGCATACCCGGACAGCTACGAGTCAGAAATTCTACGTTACAACATGGAGTACCTGTCGCCGCCCTTGCCACTACCCGAGGTCAACATCGTTGCGAAGCAGTTAGACCGAAAAGAATACGCTTACAAGTGTTCCGATGCGCCGATTAACGCGCATTGCAACAAAGAATTGTGCCGCACCCGTAAATTCGGCATAGGAGCCGCTGTAGCAGGCGCTACAATCGCTAATCTACGTAAATACAATAGTACCCCACCCGTCTGGTTTATGGACGTTAACGGCGAACCACTGGAGTTAGACACGGAGGCTCTGATGAGCCAACCCCTATTTCAGAAATACTGCATGGAGCAACTTAACTTCATGCCAAGATCCGTTGCCAAGCAGCAATGGGAAAGCCGTATCAGTACATTGATGACGGAGATGCGCGACAACGAAAGCGCGATCATGGAAGTTTCTGTAGACGCCAGTATTAGCGGTCAGTTCTACGATTACCTCGAAGAATTTTGCAGCCATTTACAGCAGGCGCAAGACAAGGAAGAGATACTGTTACGCCGCCCATGGACAGATGAAGAGGAAGCGGTTACGTACTTTCGTTTGAAAGACTTTGAGAGCTATTTGAAAAAGAACAAATTCTTTGAGTACAAGTCGCACCGCATTGCGCAGCGGTTGAGAGACATTAACGGCGACAGCATGGTATTGAAGATCAAGGGACGTGCTGTGCGTGTCTGGAAGATACCCGCTTTTGATAGTACGGACGTGGATTTGAAAGCACCTTCGTTCGCTCAGGGGGAGGCTCCGTTTTGACAAGACTTTTAACAAAGTATTGGAGACAGCAGCGCGACGAAGATATCGTGGACATGATTGATAGACAACGTATGACCATGACCGCCGTAGCTAAGTTTTGGGGTATATCTAAACAACGGGTGCAACAGATATACAGTAGGGAGAAGAAGAAAGATGTTTAGAATATTCGGACCTCCGGGAACAGGTAAGACCACGACACTACTCAACATGGTAGACAAGGCGCTCGAAGAGGGCACCCCGCCGGAACGAATAGCCTTCCTAGCCTTTACCCGAAAGGCCGCTAACGAAGCCAAAGAACGAGCCGCCGAAAGGTTTAACCTTGACCCGAAGAAAGACTTAATATTCTTCCGGACGCTACACAGCTTGGCCTTAACCATGTCGGACATCCGTCCAGAGCAGGTGATGCAGGAAGAAAACTACCGCGAACTCAGTCGCACCATCGGTGTTGAACTGGGCGGGCAGAAAAACACGTCGATAGATGATGACGTGCCCAGTATGGTAGCAAGCAGCGATCCCATTCTTGGTTTGATCAACTTGGCCCGCTTGCGGAAAGTAGACCTGCGCGATGAATACAACATTAGCTCCCTCGAACAGGATTGGACTACGGTCAACTTTGTCGATAAGTGCTTGCGAGAATACAAAGAAAGCATGGGTCTGTATGACTTCACGGACATGCTCGAACAGTTTGCAAACGGTGGTACTAAATTCTGCCCAGAGTTTGATCTGTGCTTTTTAGACGAAGCGCAAGACCTGTCTCCACTACAGTGGGACATAGCGCATCTTTTAGATAGCCAGTCTAAGAAGATGTACTGCGCAGGTGATGATGACCAAGCCATTTACCGGTGGGCGGGTGCCGATGTAGACCATTTTATTAACTTACCCGGCGGATCAGAAACACTGTCTCAGTCGTACCGCATCCCCAAAAACGTCCACGATGTGGCAGAAAATGTCGTGCGCCGCATTGCTAGACGATTTCCGAAACGATACGAGCCCCGAGCAGAACGGGGCAACGTGACGCGGATTACCACTATTAATTCGTTGGACATGGCGCAAGGGGATTGGTTAATTTTATCGCAAGCGGGTTACCAACTAACACCTGTGGCCCACGACCTAAAGTCGAACGGCTACCTATTTAATTACCGCGGCAGACGATCCATCAGTGAAAAGATTAGCGAGGCCGTTAACGGGTGGGAACAACTACGCCGGGGTCAAGAAATAACCGGTAAGGTTGCCCGAATAATTTACAGCTACATGGCAATCGGGGAAAGACTGACGCGAGGATTTAAAAAGCTGCCGGGGGTGGATGACACGGACCTCGTGACCTTTGAACAGTTAGTCGCCAACCACGGCCTACGAGCAAAGAACAATATGATCTGGTCCGAAGCTATGGACAAGCTGCCCGATACCGACCGAGCGTATGTCACGGCTTTGCTACGTCGGGGCGAGAAGTTTAATGGCGTACCCCGTATTACAGCGTCCACGATCCACGGGTCAAAAGGCGGTGAAGCGGATAATGTCGTGCTGTTCACGGACCTTAGTCCCGCAGCGGATACCCAGTTTCAGCAGAACCCGGACGACACGCATCGGGTTTTTTATGTGGGAGTGACCCGCGCAAAAGAAAATTTATATATAGTAGACGCAGAAGACTTATCAAGGAGCTATGATTTATGAATAAGAAGTTAACACGAGGCAGCGAAAGAAGTATTAACCCCAAGCTGTTGACGTTTGCTGAAAAGGAACGCGAACGATCGGAGATGGAAGCCAAGCTTGAAGAGTTCTTTGCGAACGACGGGTTTATCCGAGAGTATCCGCAGGGCGCAACCGCGTTACAATACGGGCGTACAAAGAAACAGCAGGACGAACTCGTCCGTAAGGGTAAGTCCGGCGCGTCCGCCACGCATAAAAAAGGCACAGGCGCATGGTAAACAAGCTAATGGAAATCATCGAGAAAATTGCCGCACATGTCTTTTGGCCTATTTTCACACTGTTCTTTTTACTTGCCGCTATGGCCGCGTACACGTTTTTTGAATCTATTTAGGGAAGTTAAGATGATTGTAAGCAAGAACGAAGAAGGCCTGTTCGTCGCAACAAATAACGGACAGCGGGGAGAAGTGTTGGCAGGGTTTGCGAAAAACAGGATACAAGCGATGATGTTTTGCGCAGAACTTTTGTTAGCCGTCAACACTAAACAAAAATGAAAAGAGACGAACTATTTAAAACCGCAGAAAACCTCATTAACGGGCAACGCGCAAAGGACTACGGCGATGCCTACGATAACCATACTCGAATAGCCGTCGGATGGAATCAAATAGTGGCAGGCGCCATGGACTCACACGGATATATCACCGCCGCCCACGTGGCTTTGATGATGGATTGGGTCAAGACAAGCAGGTTGATACAAAGTATAGACCATCAAGACTCTTGGGTGGATAAAGCAGGATACACGGCCCTCGGGTCAGAGTTTAGCCAGAAGGAAACAAAAACAAATGCCTAAGCTACAGATGGCCATGTTCGCGCCAAAAAGTGAATGGATACCGCCTATCGAATTACCCGATCTTACGTCAGCAAAAAAGATTGCGATTGACGTTGAAACCCGCGATCCCAACTTAAAGCAGCATGGGCCCGGTTGGCCAACAGGAGATGGTGAGGTGGTAGGTTACGCTGTCGCCGTGGACTCGTGGTCCGGTTACATACCGATCCGACATTTTGGTGGTGGTAACTTGGACGAAAAGCAGGTCAACAAATGGTTGCGAAAAGTCTTTGAATGTCCTGCCGATAAGATCATGCACAACGCACAATACGATCTCGGATGGATCAAGCAAATGGGTTTTCAGGTGAATGGCCGAATCATCGACACGATGGTAATCGCTTCCTTGCTCGATGAAAACAGATTTAGCTACAGCTTGAATGCGCTGTCCTACGATTTACTGGGTAAGGTCAAATCAGAAAAAGGTCTAGTGGAGGCAGCGAGGCAATTCGGAGTCGATCCGAAAGCAGAAATGTGGAAGATGCCCGCCATGTACGTCGGACCGTATGCGGAGGGTGACGCTGAACTTACCCTCGAACTCTGGAACTACTTCTCCGTTCAACTTGGCAAAGAAGGACTTTGGCCTATCGCCAATCTCGAACTTGATCTCCTCCCATGTCTTGTTGACATGACCATGCGCGGCGTCCGCGTCAACACGGAGAAAGTCGAGCGAACGCGGGATAGTCTCCTCAAGCGGGAAAGGGAGGTCCTCAAGGAGATCAAGCGCATCAGCGGTAGTAATGTTGAAATCTGGGCGGCACAATCGCTCGCCAAAGCGTTCGATAAAATCGGCGTCAACTACCCACGTACAGAGAAGGGCGCACCGAGCTTCACCAAACTCTTCCTCCAAGAACATGAGCATCCGCTCGCGCAACTCGTAACCCAAGCTCGGAATCTGAATAAGACATCCGGCACCTTCATCAACACCATCATGAAACACTGCCACGCTGACGGTCGAATACACTCCCATATTAATCAAATCCGTTCTGACGATGGAGGAACCGTATCGGGCCGCATCTCCATGGCTAATCCTAATTTGCAGCAAATCCCGGCTCGCGATCCAGAACTGGGCCCGATGATTCGTTCGTTGTTTCTTCCAGAGGAAGGTGAGCAATGGGCGGCCATTGACTTCTCGCAACAGGAACCGCGCATCTTGGTACATTA